CATATGAGTCTGTGATATAACCTTCACCTACATAAGGTTGTACATCTATAAATAATGGTAATTCATCTACTTGTATTAATTGTGCCGTTAAAGTCCCTATTGTATTTGTAGTCCACTCTATTGAATAGTCCTTACATATACATGATATGACTTTTTCACTTGTTTCAGAGATTGGAACCCTATAAGGGAAAGGATCAATCCCTTTATATCTCCTAAAAAATCTAAAAAGAGTATTAATCTCTGTAGCAGGTCTATTTTCAAACTTTAAATTGAGTATTTCAGATCTATTATTTATACCTTGCTTAAACTTTTGTGTATAGCCGTCCCCAAAATCAGCATTAAACACACTAAATCCAGCAGCTCTAGTGTACCCTCGATCTGGGCAAATATATTTAGGGCTAGTAACAGTTTGAACATTAATACCTATAGGCATTAGTTATCTCTCTTCTGGGCAGTATTCCATAATTGAAAAAGAGTTTCTAGCTTCTTATCTTGTTCAGATACCTGACCCTCTAACTTACCTAATTTTATTTCTAAGTTATTGATTTGCCTGACAATATCAGTAACTTTTTTCAGTTCTTCTGCTTGCATTTTAATTTGTGCATTTTGCATTAAATCGTCGGGTAGAGCGCCTCGAAGCCCTAAGGGCCACTCTCTTACAAAACTTTCATTTGCTTCTATAGTTTTCATTTGCATTTTAATATCATGCTCAATACTAGTAATTCTAGTCTCTAAGGTAAGATAGGCGGCAGTAACCATAACTAAACTTGCACCTAACCCGATAAGATTTCGTACAGGTATCTCTAGAGTAGTATTTTCATTTATCTCAGTCATTGCTTCTTTTATTCCAAAGTTCAAAAAGTACTTTAACTTTTTCCTTAATTTGCTCAATATCAGCATGCATTTTTGCTAGCACAATAACTAAGGTTATAAACCCTACGGCTATGGGCCATCCCGTATTTACTACTTCTAAAGCTGTCACAAGGTTCTCCATGCACGTCGTGTGCTTATCCTATAAGGATTATTGTTTTACTCTTTTAAATTTAGCTTCGCAGCCTGCATGAAAATCACTGTCGTACGATATTGAGTACTGTTGACATACTACAGGTACTGCATAATAAGGGTCTTCTCTAACTACAAACGTAAATGATTTAACTCCTTCAGTTCTTTCAAAAAATTCTATTATACTTTCTATAATTTCGGGAGGTCTATTAATAAATTTTACCGAATATTCCTCTTGCCTAGTAAAGGCTCCTTGTTTAATTCTGCCCTCATATCCATCTCCAAATTCTGCTGTCAGAACTTGTGGGGTTATTATCTTTCTAACGTTTCTATCAGGACATACTATATCCTCAAAGCTTATATTAATATTAGGACTGGCTTCTTTTGTCATCGGAACAACAGGCACTGAAACACCTTCGTTATCAGTAGGCGTCAGTCTAGTAACAGATAAACTATTACTCTGCGAACTCGTAACTAAAAACGTGCCATCATTAGTATAGCCTGCCTCTAAAGAATCACTATTAAGAATAGTTACCACATTTCCAATTTTAAAAACACTTAAATCCGTTGTTTCTGCATCTATAGTCCCATTTAGTGTGTTTGATATTCTAGTAAAAGATATATCACTGACAACTTTTAGAAACCCAATATCAAATCCTACAGCCATTAGGCCACTCCATAAGGATTAAGTATCCCTCCAGAACGCTTCTGATTTTGTAGCTCTTCTTGTACTGCCTTCGCTATAGCATTACCAAGAGTTGCACTATCCTGACCACTAGCATTACTACTAGAAGACGATTGCCCTTTTGAGTCTCCGTCGCCCATATTTACATTAACAGTAACATTATTATTTTGATTAGATCCTGCTCTTGAATTTCCTAAGTCAACTGGGACACTTTTACCGTTTGGCATTGGAATAACAGCTTCACTATATCTTCCCTCCCCTATTAAAGCATACGTAGGTTTACTTACTATTCCTCCATTTGCCATTGGTACTGGACTTCCTCCAGTAAAGAGACTCATCCCTGCACTTATAACTGAACTAAGCGCACTACCTCCAGCAGAGCCAACCTGTGAGACTGCGCTGACTAAAATACTTATGAACTTTTGAAAAATACTACCAATTGATGAAACAAATTTAAATAACATGGAACCAAAACTCTTAACCGCCCCCACAATTTTGTTTACCATATTTGAAACAGTTGTTGCAAAATCATTCATCGCATCAGAGGAATTCTGCTCGAATTTTTCCCGTTTGGTGTACTTCTTGGTGTTGCGGACAATCGACCCCTCATCCTTTGGATTACCTCCATTACCTCCATTAGACTTTTCAAATAAAGACCTAAGCTTCTCTTCTGGGGTGCCCTCGCCGCCTCCGGGGACTTCATCTTTCTTACAAGCTTGGCATGCGGCTGATATAGCCTCTGCAAGAGTTATTCCACCGTTTCGAAATGAATTATCTAACCTATCTGCTACAGAAACTCCAGCATCCTCTATTTTTTTCTTTGCTACCTCTGCCCCTTTCTTATGTCCTTTGGCAATATCATCTGTAAGAGTCATTCCCTTGAAAATTTTAGAGCCAATTGTAGTTCTTGCTATTGCATCAATGATATTGTCTGTAATTGTTTCTGATACTTTCTTAGCAAGACTTTTAAGTATGCCGTCTATTAGCCCTAATAAAGAGTCTTTAAAAC